TTTCGTGTTCCAAAGCCCAAGTTCTACGAGAGAGCCATATGCCGAATCGACGGCATCGTTGATCACGGGTACGTTTTTAGTGCCCGCTGTCCACGGGGTCAGGAGTGCAAGGTCCAGGGAAGATGGGTCACTGGGTGGGTCAAGCGAGTCCCACGTGTCATAGGTGTACGTACTCTCCTGGTCATTTCCTCCGTCCGATGTGGCGTAGGCGTCTCCGGTACTCCAATTTCCACGTGCCGTGTCATCTCGAATGTACACCGTGAAATCATTGGAATTGGGTTGGTCTGACGTTACTTCCGTTCCGTTGTACGTGACAACGATCGAGTACTTTGTGTTGTAACTGAATGAATTTGAAACGTACAGAGGGATTGTGCTGATCCAGTTGTTACCGTCAATTGCCAGTGTGTTCAGTCGATTCCCCTCAACGTCTATGTCCATTGTCCCGAGTAATCGATCTACCGCTTGCGTTCCAATAAAGTTCATGAAGCCAATTGAACGCGGGTCGCCCGTCACTCCACTGATCGGCGTCACATACTGATAATACAGCGACCACGATTTATCAGAACGCCAACCATCCCAAGTCGGGGTGCCTAGGTCCGAGCGAGCGATCGTTGTTGCAGTCGTTATCGGGAAAGAATAATTACTCATGGTGTACGCAGTGCCATCATACACAAACTGCCCGGCAACGGGCAATGGTTTGGCGGACACAGTTGTCAACTGCACAAGCCAGTACAATGGCACCATTTATAGTATGGCTCAAAATTATTTTATTACAGAGTACGAGTACGCGGTAAAAAAAATGAATGCAAACCAAAAATGGGAGATACATTTGTGCTAAATTAGCGCCGGCAGTTGAGGCCAAGATGGTGGCATCAGTTCACCATGAGAGTCAATTCGTCTTCAATACAGGTACCGTGCTTGTCACAGCGGTCAATATGTGTGATCCGCTTGTTTATTATGTTGGGCGTGCTTGACTGCACTCGACATTTGTCTATTTCTGTTTCTGTTTTGCTGAGGGCATTAGTCAGTTTCAAGAATTTCTTGTTGCCCATTGTGAACGGGGGCAGTTCCAATTCTGCCCTATACCAGAACACAGTGTCGTCTATCTTATTGGATGGTACGGTATTGTCTAACACGAGTACTCCGTAATTTTCGGTACACCTGTCCATCACTTTGTTGAAATCCTCAAACTTTTCAAACATCCCGAAGAAATACTTCCAGAGCTTCTGTTTGTTAGCCAATATGTTCTCTTTGAGAGCAAACACGTAGTCCACGTTTGTACGCAGGTCAGGCGGCATGTCCATGATGTATTGCATGCACGTCATGTACATCACCTTGTAGTGCCTACCATTCATGAACAAGTCTCTGATCGCCACGCTTTTCAGCATCTTCTTATCATACATGCAATCATCCATCAACACGAACAAGTCTCGTTGTTTGTTGTCTCTCCCCAAGTCCCTCTGTATATTCAACATGGTTTCCAACTTGTTGCTACTGAATCCATTATAGATCCAATTTGTGGGCATGTGTTCACGAAACATTGCCGCCGTATCTTCAGTCGGGGTCATTGCCACGCCAAAATCGACTGTATTCGATATATGGTACATGATGTCCCGCAAAAGAACCGACTTCCCAGTAGACCTCTTCCCAATCAAACATATGATTCGGTGTTTTTTCATTGTTTCCATGTCAAATCGATTAATGTTCAGTTTCATTTTACAAATACTCTCCAAATTATTTCTTGCCGCGCAGCGCGATCAATCTGACATTCAATGGCTATCTCTGTCAAGCCTGCCTTAACGCGTTTGTACACATCGTGTTTCTAAACGTCTTTGTGTGAGTAATCCGGCATTAATGAGAATACAAACCATGCAACGATCAACAAATTTATTAGTATCATGACCCATTTATGCGAATCAGACTCAACCCAGTCATTGTAGACCTAAAGTCACTGATGAAGAAGATCATACAGAAATTGCTGAGCTTGCCACCGCCGATGCTGTTGGGTCGCTGGTGTCATCCTCTTTCTCACGCTAAGTGCGACCAAGAC